GAACGCTGTTGACAATGTACTTGATGCTTTAGACTCAAAGCAAGAGGAGCAGCTGCAAAAGTCCCTAGAGCGATCACAAGAACGTCAAGCACAACTTGAGGCAGAGGCAGAAAATGCAACAGGACTACGAAAGAAGTTTTTAGAGCAGCAAGCAGCCAATGAGATCAACACACAACAGCAACTAGAAAAGCAGCAGGAAGATCTTGCAGAGCGAGCAGCTAAGAGAGACCAACGCATTGCAGTGACTGAGAGCATCATCCAAGGGCTTTTAGCTATTACTAGAGCAGCGGCAGCGCCTCCTGGCTTCCCTCTAAACTTGCCAAGTGTTGCAGTAGTCACAGCATTGAGCGCGGCAAATACGGCAGCGATAGCATCTAAGAAGTTCCAAGATGGGGGTCTTATACAAGGACCATCACACTCGCAGGGTGGTGTCAAGTTTGCTGTAGGTGGTCAAGTAGGATTTGAGGCTGAAGGTGGTGAGTTTATTGTCAACAAGCGTGCAACGGCTAAAAACTTACCTTTGTTGGCTCGCATCAACTCTCAGAAGTTTGCAAGTGGTGGGTTTATTGGTGGTGTGTCTCCAGTTCCAAGCGTGACAAACATCAACACAGTGCAAGCTGATTCAGTGCAAGCACTCGCAGGGACTTTGGCAGGCGTCATCAACTCACAAAAAGTCATACTAGTGACAGATGACTTGGATGAAGATCGAGAAAATCAAGAGCGAATCGAAAAACGTACAATTATTAGATAAATGAATAAGCTGGAAGAATCTTTTTACCGTATCCCAGTGGAGCATCGCGAGAAACTTATTGAGATGCTCCCCTGGTTTCGCAAAACAATGAAGCTCATCAAAAACCATGAGTATACAAACTATTTGTTTGAATTATACCGGACCTACTTAGCTAGGGGGTGGAGTGGTACGCAAAACTGTGGGTATTGCATGCAACAAGTCAAGCATAGACTATTTTTGGCAGCACAAACTTTTGAAAAATTTGGGATTAAATTGGACGAGAATGCAGGACAAGCTTAAACAAGAACTTACTGAAGCCCTATGTGATGCTCTTCAGGGCAAATACTTAACAGTCGAGAACATTGCGGAGTATTTAGTTGACTCTAAGCTGTTAGAGCCTAGCCGATTGCGCCAGTATTTAGCTGTAAAGGAGTTCTTTGAGAATTACAACGAGCAGACCAAGACAAGCCTAGTGCATCAACTGTCTGCAAAGTATGATATATCTGTCCGCGTGATGTGGCAGCTAGTGCACAAAAGACGTTTTTCTATTTAGTGCAGCCTCGTGCAGTATTTGAGGCGTTTTTTGGTGTATTATTGATGTAAACAATTGTTTTAATGGAAAGCTTTGACGACTACCCAAAGGCAGCGAGCAACAACGCTCAGAGAGCCATTGATTATAAGGAGGAGAATGATGATAAGGGCGGTTGTGGTACGCAAGTTGGTTGGGTTCGCGCTCGTCAACTAGCAGACCGCAAGCCTATCTCTTTTGATACTGTCAAGCGCATGGCTAATTTTCAGCGATTCGAGCAGTACAAAGATGATCCCTATGAAGATGCAGACGGCCAAGCAAATTGCGGTCGCATCATGTGGGACGCATGGGGAGGCACTGAGGGAGTCAACTGGGCTATCCGTAAAGTTGAGCAAGTGGAAAAACAACAACAAGAGAATAAAGTCGAGCTCTATCTTGACAAGCCAGTTGGTCAAGGCGTTGATCCTTGGACTGGGGAGGAGATGATGAGCATGGAAGATATTAAGGCACAGATTGGCAAAGGTGAAGAGCTTAAGCTTATCCTGAAGAGTCCAGGCGGCTCAGTTATCGAAGGTTTTGCAATGGCTGACATGCTTGCCGCTCATGGTGCTGAGGTTGAAATTATTGGGACGGGTATCGTGGGCAGTATTGCAACGATGATCTTCTCAGCTGGTACTCCTGGCAAAAGGAAGCTAACTAAAAACGCTTTTTTCATGATCCACAAGCCATCAAGCGGCATCGGTGGAACTGCTGAAGACTTGAGAAGTGAGGCAAAGATCTTGGATACTATGGATGATCGCATTGTCTCTAATTATATCGATCTTATTGAGTCCAATGGTAAACTCATCAACGGCAGCAGAGAAGAGACAGCGGCACAAGTTAGAGCATGGATGGCAGAGGAGAAATGGTTTAGTGCACAGGAGGCTGTCAATGTTGGACTCGCTGATGCAATTGCAGAAGGTGACTACATGAATGAGCGCACAGCTAGAAGCTTTGCAGCTATGGCCAAGAACTGCAAGAACACTCCTGCACAATTTACCAACTATATAAAAACATTTGAAATGCAAGAGCAGAACAATACAGAGCTCCCAGTTGAAACTGAGGAGACAAAAAGCTTTTTATCTAAGTTCATGAATCACATGAAAGCATTCTTTACAGGCCAAAAAGCCGAAGCGGAAGCGATGTGCGAGGATGAGGATAAAAAAGAGGATTCTATTATTGAAAACAAATCAGACGAAATGAAAAAGGAAAATATGACCAAGGAAGAGCTCATGAAAATGGCTGAGGAAATGGGTCTTGAACTTGTCGAGGTTGAGATGGAGAAGGAAGAGCAAGAGGATGAGATGACAAAAGAGGACTTACTTGCAATGGCTGAGTCTATGGGCATGAAGGAGAAAGAAGAAGAGGACAAGTACGAAGAGAAAGAAGATGCAAAAGCTGAGGTATCAGTTGAGCAGACTGCCTCTGCTGCTGAGATCAAGCAACTCAAGGAGGAACTTGCTCGCATGAAAGCACAAGCGCACAAGTCTAAGACTCAAGGCTTGAAAAACAAGTCTAAAGAGATCCAAACAACGAACCGCGACCGCACTCTTGATGAGATCACGAACAAAAACGATGGTTTTGCTAATGCGATCGTTGAGGGGTTAGGCTCTTACTTTGGTAAGTAGTCAGAAAACTATTTTTTTTAAAAGCAAAAAATCAGACTAATGAATATCATTAATCAAAAACAGCAACAAAAAAGACGTGTCAATCCAGGAGTCAAGTCTTTCAGTGGTGCATTGCAATTGCGTGGTCTTGATCCTTATGGATTCCATGCAGAGCGTTTCCCAACATTCACGGCAGTTGTTGCCGCTGGAGGTGCATCAGTAGACTTCGAGCTCACAAGTGGAGACTTTGACCAGTACGAAATTTGCAACTTTGTAGTATCAAACGCAAAGGGAGAGCAAGCAATCCTTGACTATGTAGGGCCAACAGGCGCAGAGTCTTTGGATACTTCAGGACTTGACTTGAGCTACAACAACAACTTGCCAATGGCAATCGGTATCATCTACCGTGAGAAAGCAGGCGTAAGTCTTGACGATAACAACAGAACTTTGTCTTATGAGGCATTGGTTGACGTTGGAAGCTTCACAGCAGGCGTAACAGTTGACACAGCTCTATTCTTAGATACCAATATCTCTGGTATTCAGATCGACTTGGCTGCTGCTTACACTACTGGACCGGATCAAGTAGCTGTTGACATCACTGCAATCTCTGCAGTAGGATTAGACTTTGAAGTCTTCCAAAACGGTGTAAGCGCAGGAACTGGAACAATCGGAGCAGATGGTACGGCTCAATTCGTTGACGCTGGAACATTAGCCCCAGGCTCATACACTTACAAAGTAGAGTTCACAACAGAAGGACAAGCAAAGGGATCTTTTGCTGAGGTTGTAGTTGTTGTGGCTTAATCATCATTTTTGAAAATTCGAGGGGAGTCTGGGAGGGACTCCCTCATTTTAAAATACAAATAAAATGGCAGTTACTAATATAAGTCTAAATTTAGACTTGAATAAACAGCAAACAATTGACATCTTTTTGCAGCCTACCATCACAGATGACAGCTTGCGCAACACTTTTAGAGTTATCTCTAATTTGCACGCGGGCAAAATGAATCTTGGGTTGATGGAGCAGCTTGACAAGATCACTCGCAAAAAACAACATTGTAATCCTCAGTACCCTGGCAAGTTTAGCCTGTCAGAACGCACTATTGAAGTGAAGTATGCTCAAGGTGGCCTTGAGTGGTGCTATGAGGAACTAGTGAACACTCACTATGACTATCTTGCACCATTGTTCACAACTATGAACAATCGCCAGATCCGCAGAGAGTTGCTTGATCTTATTTTCACTCAGATGAGCATTGCTGCACGTCGTGACATGGAGCGCGTTGCATGGTTTGGAGACTCAAACAGCACAGATGCAGACTACAACTGGGCAGATGGTATCTGGACTCGCTTAGATCCAGTTATCCTTGACGGTACTATTGGGAACGTTGTAGATACTCAGAGTGGTACTGACATCACAAACGCTCAAGCGTTCAACTTCTTGCGTGATGTATTCCGTGATGCTCCTGCTGAATTGCGTCAGATTCCTGCTAATCAGAAACGTATCTACATTTCTGGTAACATGTGGTTGAAAATCATCGACTACCTAGAGGACAACGCTCTAAGCAATGGGTTTATCAACGTATTCAATGAGCCTCAAGCAGGTATCGCTGCAACTTATCGCGGTGTGCCTATCGTTGTTCAAGATCGTTGGGATCAGATCCAGTCTGCAGACTTCGCTGAAGATAATGCAAACTTTATCATCTACACTCCGCTCAACAACTTGGTACTTGCAACGGACATGACTGCAAATGCAAACGCTAACACTTATTTCCGTCAGTATCTTGAGCCTCGCACTCGCGTATTGTATGTAGATTACAGCTATGTGATCGATACAAACTTTGTATTTCCTCAGTTGATTTCTGTAGGTAAGTAAGAAAAAGGAAGGGGGGCAATGCTCCCCCTCCACTATTTTAGAATTTAATAAAACTCAAAATAAATGGGATCTATTACAAAAGGCTTTGCCGGTCAGGACTGTTCAAAAACGTGTCCGGGTGGTATTCGTCGTCTATGGGTTGCAAATGAGGACGACATCACAAGCATCACTTTTGGAGCTAATGGTGAAGTTGACAGTTATGTCATGGCAACAGGAACAAACTTTTATGAGATCAAGTTGAAGGTCAACACTAAGCAGCTCACAGAGGATGTGCAGGTGTCTGACGATGGTTGTACTCAGTCAGTAATACAAACATTTGAGGGTATTGGTGGCTGTTGGGATCAAGATGTGCGCGACTTGTTGCTTGAACTAGGAAAGCAGTCTTGTTGTGGTATCGTTGTGATCCATGAGGAGAACAGTGGTGAGACTGCGACATGGGGCTACCTTGAAGACTTATACGCTCGTTTAGGTTCTGGTACTCAGACCGTAACTGGTGCAAACTTGACAGACCCTAACCAGTTCACTTTGCAGATCGTATGTACTACGACTTTGGACGGATTGAAGACAACATTTACTCCAGGAGCGGCAGGCGTGCCGATTACTCCAGCACCTTAATTGGTTTTTTCAGTATATTGGGCAGCCTCCTCTCCAGGGGGCTGTTTTTAAAATTTTCAAAAGATGATAAAAGTAAGCAAAAAATTTGAGAAGTGCATCATTAAGATGGCAACCAAAACAATGAGAGGCAAGACACAGCTCACAGACAAAGAGCTGAAGGACTGGACTCAAGATGAGCTAAAGTTCTATATCGAGCGCACCCTCCAAAACCCTCGCAACTACAAGACGCTTGAAAACCTATTCGATCACTCGGTTGATGAGCTCAGAGAGTTGGTAAAAGATGCCGCTCCAAAGGTTAAAAGGCCAAAGATCAAAAAAGAAGATAAAGAGGACTAAAAAACTAGCTAAATGTCAGACAGACAGCGCAACCCACAACGATTTAAAAGTCAAACATACAACACTTTCTATGTGTCTTCTGGGCGCATAGATTCTGTTGTACGTCCACAAGACATCTATCGAGAACAGTCAGAGACTTATAGGGCTGCTTTTGATGTCTATGATTATATCCCATTTATTGAAGTGGGAGAGCTAGAGCATCTCAATGCTTTGGTCCAGAACTCGTCAACCGCTCAAGCAGTCATCAACAAACTTGCTACCTATACCATTGGTCAAGGGTTTATCATTAAAGATAAGCGCAATATCTTAGGTGAAGAGGTTGCAATTGATCTGACAGACGAGCAGAAAAACGAACTATATGAGATCTTGAGCCGCGTCAATCATGACGGGGACAACGTTCTTGAGATCTGTAGAAAATCAGCATACGACTATAAGCAGTTCGGTAACTGTTTTGGTCAGTTGGATGTCATCCCTGCAATGGATGATAATATTGTATACCTAACGCATCAACATACCAACTTTGTAAGGCCTTACAGATCAAGAGACCTAAAGACCCGTTTCTATGGTATCTCTCAAGACTGGGGAACTATACCCTATATCCTAAACAATAGCTATGCAAGCTTAAACAAAGAGGAGAGAATTGCAGCAGCAGAGCAACAACATATACCTAGCTATGTGCATAATATCCCATCTTATCCAAGTTTTGACGATGAGGCAATCATGAGATATCATGAGAACCTTGATGGCTTGTATGAAGATGAGGAGGATGAGGGTGAGGTATCAATCAAGAGCTCAATGCTCCACGCAAAACAGTATAGTCCTGAATTTTATTTTTGGGGCTTGCCAGATTGGATCGGATCAAAGCACTGGGTAGAGCTTGAGTATCGCATTGCTAAGTTTAACGTCAGTAAATTTCAGAATGGACTGACTCCTTCAGGTATCTTGCAGATGTTTGGAGACTTGACCGACGAGCAAAAGCAGGCCTATATCCATGACATGAGACAGAAGATGACAGGAACGGAAAACGATTTCAAAGTGATCTTTCAGATCTCAGAAAACCCCGACCTAGTCACTAAGTTCACACCATTCGAGCAATCTTATCAAGGGTTTTTCATGGAGCTTGCAAGCCTTTGCAAGGAGTTTATTGCAATTGGCATGGGCGTGCCTTTGTCATTGGTGCAAGCTACTCCGGGGCAACTAGGAAGTAATCAACAGCTGCGCTCAGAGTTCGAGCTTTTGTATAATACTGAGATATTTGAGATTCAGCAGGCTGTCATGCGTAAAATTGTCAAGCCTTACCTCGATACGGTTGCAGAGTATGAAGATAAACCATGGCTTAAAGAGGTAGAACTAGGATTTAGAAATATCATTCCAGTATCTTACAAGGGTGATCTTGACGTTAACAAGTTGCTATCTGTCAATGAAGGGCGCGAGCTTATAGGGTACGAGTCAAACGAAGAGATAAGATCGGAGGAGATGATTGAACTTGATGAGGAGCAGCAGGTGAACATGATGCAAAGATTTTTTAACTGGTTTAAACGCAACAAATAAATGGAGACTTTTATCAGAGCTAGGGAGATTGTGACTGGTGGCTTTTTGAGAGTTGCACCAGTTGACACCCAATACGATCCGACTTTGTTAGGTCCCTATATTGATCTAGCAGAGTCTAAGTATATCCGCGACACTATTGGTAAGGAGTTTTTTCAGTCACTAAAAGACAATAGGACTCCCAATGATGTGAGCTACAATGCTGCCTATCCACCGTTACAAATCATGTTCCCAAGTGATCCAGATCTTGAGGCGCTATTTATTCAGGGCAAGCTCTTCAACTTGATTGCATGGGCGTTGCTCAACGAGGCACTACCGCACACTCATTTTCAGATGACTAGCATGGGAGTTCAAACACCAACGAGCTTGAACGCAAATGCAGCGCAAGGCAATGAGATGCGATACCTAGCCGACCGATTAAAGGACAATATCAACTTTCTCACTAAGGAGGTGCAAGACTACCTCTGCGAGAATCAAGATAAATATACAGTCTACGGATATAAGCCAGAGGATTTCTGTGATGACTGCAAAGAAAATATAAATAAATTTCAAAACAACTCAACACTACCAATATGGTACTAGATACTGTAAAAATATATTTAGATGGCACAATGCTGCGCTTTGAGTCAGATGATCCTGAGTTCTTCACTAGAGCAACTCCAACGGGGAGAGTGGACATTGTACTACAAGGCAATGGTTTTATCTTCACTGATGTAGTGCAGGAAACTGTCATCTGTTCAGTCAAAGACTTTGACGATGTGCTTGATGCAGGTGGCTCTCCTTATGGGGTGAGTCAAGACGCTGTATTCACTGCTTTAAATTCTTTTTCAAATTTTAAGACGGGAGGTGGTGGGGATTCTGCTGAGATAATATTCCAAGAGCAGGATATCTCTAGTGACTTGACAAATGCAATTTGGCTCACTCGTCACACTTATTCGGGAGAACTCGCAGCAGGGACTTATCAAATTGACTCATATCAGCAATTGGAAATACAAGGGGCAGCAGGGAGC